ATTATTCAGATATAGCCATGGAAACATTACTTGTATTTATTAAAGAAGAAATAGAAAATAAAATAAAAATAAAATTAGATGAAACTTATAGTTATTTTAGAATATATAAAAAGGGTGATATATTAGAAAGACATATCGATAGACCAAGTTGTCAAATATCAGGTACCTTAAATTTAGGAGGAGACATTTGGCCAATATATCTTGATCCAACAGGTGGTAAAAATAGAGCGGGTAAAGAAATATTATTAGAACAAGGTGATCTTTTAGTTTACTCCGGATGTGAGTTAGAACATTGGAGAGAAGAGTTTGAAGGTAATTTATGTTCACAAGTATTTTTACACTATAATAAAAAAGGTTCTAATAATTTATTTGACTCCAGACCTTTTTTAGGACTACCGAAAGAATTTAAATCACAATGATTTATTTTCCTGTTACAACAGTTACAGATTGTTTTGATAATCCGGATGAAATAGTTAAATTTGCAAATACTTTAAAATACTATAAATCTAAAACCGGTAACTTT